GGAAGCCGGAAGAAGAAGACCACCTCGGAAGAGGAGTTCAAGAAGAAGTACCCCGCGCTCCGCGGTTCCTAACTAACCAACCTCCACACCAGAAAGGCAAGAAATGGCTCGCTACGACAAGTACGAACCGATCGCTGGTGGCTTCCGTGCGCTCCTCGGAGCTGCGCTGACGCTGACCGGTGGTTCGATCGGCCCCGTCGCGGTTTCGCTGAACGCCTCGGGTCAGGCAGTGGTGGGTACGGCAGGCCAGTCCGGCCCGGTCGGCGTTCTCGTGAAGAACGTCGCCAAGGGTCCGGTCGGTCCGTGGGGCAACAGCCTCTCGGGTGGCACGCCGAACCCTTACGCTCCCATCGGCGCCCAGGCAGGCGATGTCGTCGACATCATGACCAACGGGGAGATCGTCGATCTCGACCCGACCGACTTCCCCGCGGGCAGCGCGATTTACGCTGCAGCAGATGGCTCGCTCAGTGCCACCGGCGCCGCAGGGTCCTTCGTCATTGGCCACACGGTCGAGGCGGGACGACTCGTCGTTCGCTTCGCTGCTGGCCAGGCGGCTCAGGTCTAAGGAGAACCAGAACATGAAGAACGCAGTTCTCGCAACGGATCTGATGGCATGGCTTGCCGACGACTCCCTCACCTCGCTGTCCGCTTTCAGCGGTCACGAGCAGGGCTTCAACGAACGAGCCGACGTCGTCCAGGCCGCGGATGGCACGAACCTCAACGAGTTCTGGAACGAGGTGCAGGAGACGATTCGCATTCGCAACGCGGACCGTACCACGCTCATCGACCAGCTCATCGTTCGGGTCACGGGCATCAGCGAAGAGGTCCAGGTCCCCTCCGAGGTCGACTTCGAGGAAGCCTCGGAGTTCGGTCAGCCGGTCGGTATCCGTGGCACGGCGACTCGCCTGTTCCGCGGTTTCGACTTCAAGTTCTACGATCTGGCCGTCCGGTACACCTGGATGTTCATCGCAGAAGCTGACCGCCAGCAGCTCGAGATGCACCACAACATGGCGCTCGAGGCGGACATCAAGCTCACCTTCCGCAAGGTGATGCAGCGACTGTTCAACCCGCTGAACGGCAACGGCTTCACCGACAAGAACGAGCCCGTCACGGTCTTCGCGGCTTTCAACGGCGACGGCGAGGTTCCCCCTGCTTACAAGCAGAACACCTTCGCCGGCACCCACAACCACTACGTGGTCAATGGGAACGCCGCAGTTCGTCCGCAGGACCTCGACACGCTCGCGGTGCTGACCGAGGAGCACGGCTACACGCTCCAGAACGGTTACCGCACGGTGCTCTGGGTCAACAAGCAGGAAGCCGACGTCATCAAGACGTTCCGGACCGCCGCTGGCGCGTCCTTCGACTTCGTGCCGAACCCGGACTACTACGGCGGTGCGATCTGGGTGCCGAACAACGGCTCCTACGTCGGAGGCCCGACTGGCCGCGTCCCCGGTGAGATCGGTACCTACGGGCCGTTCCACATCGTGGAGGAGGGGTACATCCCCGCCGGCTACATGGTCTCGATCGTCACGGGCGGTACCGACAACCTGTCGAACCCCATTGGTCTGCGCGAGCACACCAACCCGGCGTACCGCGGTCTCAAGGTGATCCCGGGCCAGCGCTCGGATTACCCGCTGATCGATTCCTTCTACCGTCGGGGCCTCGGCACCGGCATCCGCCACCGCGGCGGTCTCGCGGTCATGCAGATCAAGGCAACCGGCACCTACCAGGTTCCGGCGCTCTACGCCTGACCCAACTCAGGGGGCGGTCACTAGCCGAGGCGAGGCTATTGTATCGCTGGCCGCCCCCTCCAAACTCTTAGGAGAAATCATGGCAAAGCACGAATCCGTGACCTTCCTCTCCGCCACCGGCGAGGAGATCTCGAACGATCCCGTTTGGCACGCACAGCGAGTGCTTCGCGCGGCGGGTGTGGAGACGCCTCAGGCTGCTCCCAGCACCGAAGAGGATGATGACCTCGACGACGAAGACGAGCCCACCGGCGACTACTCCGACGTCAAGGGCAAGGACCTGACCGCTCTCGCCAAGGAGCGCAGCATCTCGCTCAAGAACGAGGATGGCACTGCCAAGAAGGCCGGCGAAGTCCGCGCTGAGCTCATCGCTCAGGACGCCGCGAAGTAACATGGCAACCCAGGCGCAGATCACTGATGTGAGGGAGATGCTCGGTGAAAGCGTCCCTCAGGGGGGTTCGGAAGCAGATACCATGTTTCCGAATGACCGAGTGACTGCCTGGATCGATGGCTCTACCAGTCTCGAGGGTGCTGCACTCTCGGGCTGGCGGGCCAAGGCCGCTCACTTCGCAAACCTGGTCAACGTGACCGATGGAGCCGCTTCTCGCGAGATGAGCGATCTTCTCGATCACGCCCTGGCCATGATCAAACTGTACACAGGCCTCTCACGAGGTCCTGCTTACGGTCGATCCCGAGTCGGAAAGATCATCAGGAAATGAACCCCGTAGAGCTCATGATGCGACGCCGGAACGTAGATGCGTTCGAGAAGGCGGACCCGATTGAGCTCGTCATCCTGCGGGCTCCTGAGCCGACCAAGTCGGATGCGGGGGGGTGGGTGCAAGGCCCAGCCGAGCCCCTCCTCCCGCCATTCGATAAGCAGTCTGCCCGTATCGTGCACAACACTCGCCGATACAAGGCTGGTCTCGTCAATACCGAGGCTGGCGATATCCCCGACACCGACTATCTGCTGATTGGTGCCCACACCCTCAGCGTTCAAGAAGATGATGTCTTCGTGTGGCGAGGCGATTACTACAAGATCACAGGCGTCCACCCCTGGCGATTTGAATCCAAGCTTTGCTCCCTCCAGTTCTCCGGCCCTCCCAACCGATCATGACCAGCCAGTTTCTAGTAGACGACGGCATCATTGCCTGGTTCGATGGCCCTGAGTGGGATCAGGTTGCCGAAGAGGCATTCAAGGATGCTGCAGATCGAGTCAGGGAGGCCGCTCAGGAGAATGCCATCTGGCAGGACCAGACTGGCGAGGCTCGAGCAGGACTTTCGACTGATGTTGTCAGGGTTGACGGCGCAGTCTATATGACTCTCTATCACACAGTGAGTTATGGTTATTGGCTAGAGATCATCCAGAGTGGTCACTTCGCCATCATCATGAGAACACTTGAGGAACAGGCCAACACCATCCTCAACGAAACGGCCCGTAGGGTCAGGAACGCAAGGCGGGGGGACGAATACTAATGACTGCTCGCACTTGGGTTTATGGTAGGCTCACAACGTTCGAGTCCTTGGTGGCGCTCATCGGGGGAACTGACCCTCGAGTTTTTGCCAAGAAGTCGATGACCTCGAACATCGAAGATACCCCCTATATCGTCTACAAACTTGGCTTCTCTGCCAATGAGGATATCGCTGAAGTAATGCCTGATGGCTCTATCGTGAGTCGTCAGTTTCTCCAAGTCTGGGTGCATGACTACAGCGACAATGACACCGGCGATTACATGAGGATCGACGCAGTAATCAAGCAGGTTATTGCGGCTCTCCACCTTGGGTCTTCGGTGGCGGACGGGATCATCGCCTGCAAGTTCCTGGAGATCAGCCAGGACCTCAATGACGAGACTCTCAATACCGTAGTGAAGTACGTTCGATTCCAGCTCACACTGAAGGAGTAGCAACATGGCAAACATCAAGTACACGGGCCGCGCGCACATTCGCAGCCTCTCGGCCGCCGACCTCAAGCAGTCGGGTGTGGAGGGTTTCTCCAAGACCGACTTCGCACGGGGTCAGTCCACCGAGGTCGCCGATGAGGTCGCAGAGGCGATCATCGGACACCCCGAAATCTTCGGCAAGTTCGAAGTGGTCGAGCGAGATGCTCAGGCCGACACCGAGACCGAGAAGGTCGCAGACGCTGACGCAGACAAGGCATCCACCGGATCAGCCTCGACTGCCGACGCACCGACGACTCGTCCCTCGGGACGGGCTTCGACCAAATCGGTATGATCATCACGCGATAGGGTTTCGCCCTGAGAGGCACTGGGAAGCGCTTCAAATCGCCTAATCCGTTTCGCGTGATAAATTACCTGATGTCAAGTCAAAAGTCGTTTAGGAGGCAGTGAAGCATGACAACTCAACTTCGCTGCGATGGTAACCTATATGGGGTTATCTCGGATGATCATCAGACCATCGAGGTCAAGTGCAAGCGCCGTGCCTGCGGTCACGCTCCCGGCGTTATCATCCTCCACACCATATCACTGGCCACCGGTCAGGTAGTAAACACCAAGAGGTTCAGAGAACCTCAGATCAGAAAGGAATGACATGGCACTCTCCGGATACGCTCTGCCATTCGGTCTGCGTCAGGTGAAGCTGGTCCCGCTCGACAATGCGGGCGCAGAGATCACGGCTGACGCAGTCTTCCTGCCCGCTTCTCGGACCTTCAGCTTCAGTGAGGCAGAAGAGTTCCAGACGCTGCAGGGCGACGACCGAACGGTGGCTTCGCACGGCTCGGGTCCGACGGCTGCTTGGGACCTTGAGGGTGGCGGTATCTCCCTCGACGTCTGGGCAATTCTCTCGGGCGGTACGGTCACCGAAACGGGAGTCTCTCCCGCGGCGGTTCGCAAGTTCACGAAGAAGACCACTGACTCGCGTCCGTACTTCAACGTCTACGGTCGGGCAATCAGCGACAACGGCGGCGACTTCCACATGGTGGTCTACCGCTGCAAGGCTGACGGCGACCTCGAAGCTGAACTCGCCAACGGCGCGTTCCAGCTGACGGCAGCATCGGGCACTGGCTTCGGCGACGAGACCACTGGCGATCTGTACGACTTCCTGCACAACGAGACCGCGGTCCCGCTGACCATCGCATAAGGTCCCGACTGATGCTCTCGCGGGGTTCAAACAGTAGAAAAGAAAGAGCTGCGTCCCCGCGAGAATATCACGAGGTATCATGGGCTGTTGCGTGAAGTGATGCGTGCATTATACCCTTAGGGGTATTGCACGCAATGCGTAATGCAATGGACCACTGATAACTCACTTCAACAACGAAATGCCATAAACTAGATCCCCAGGAGGACCCCATGGCTACCACACGAAGCAAGACTGCAAAGGCAGATGAACTGCGAGTCTCCCAGATCGGGGACTTCAAGAAGCGACTGGGCGGCATCATCGAGCTGCCTTCTGGCCTGGTCGTTCGCTGGCGGAACCCCGGAGGCCTGCGGGCATTCCTCTCCGAGGGCGTCATCCCCAACTCGCTCCTGCCCATGATCGACCGCGCACTCAAGAACAAGCAGGGTGTGGACGAAACTGAGATCGCCGATCTCGTCAAGGACACCGGCAAGGTCGCCGAGATGATGGCCATGTATGACAACATCGCGATCAAGTGCCTGATCGAACCGCGACTTCACGAGGTCCCCACCTGGGAAGACGTCGAGAAGAACAACCAGAAGTTCCCCGAGGCCCCGGTCGATGAGCCGGAAGACCTTCGTGATGAGAATCTCCTCTACGTCGACGAGCTGCCTGACGACGACAAGATGTACCTCTTCCAGCTCATCAGCGGGGGAGTGAAGGACCTCGAGACGTTTCGCCAGCAACAGGAAATCAATGTGGGCTCTCTGGCGCGAGTCTCAGGCGTTGCGGGTCACCCCGTCGAGTCTGATGGGGCTAACTGACGGCAGTTACGAAGCTTACTGCTTTAATCAGGCGGTATGGTTCTTTGGAAGTCACATAGACGCAGAAGTTGAAAAAGCAGGCCAGAAACGACA